CTTCAGCTATTCTTAATCTTTCTTTTGCTTCTCTTTTTGCTTCTTTAATGCCAGCATTTGCTTTTGCAGCAACACCTTCAATATATTCTTGAGCTTCCATTCTTGCCTGTTCTGCCGCTGCTGCTGAACCTGTCATAAACTGTCCAATAGCTGGAATCGCTTTATTTAACAAAGACCCGGCTATAGCTACAAAGACACCTCCAAGAACAACTTTATTTTCTGCTAAGAATTTTATAAAGGGTTCAAAAACTCCAGTAAAGAATTTTGTTAGGGATAGTGCGATATCTGTTAATGATGCAGCTAATTGAGTGAATGCGTCGGGCTCGACGGTATCTGCATACTCTTCGAATTTACTTATACCTTGGTCAAGGATTTCGTTTAAGAAGGCTTGTCTTTTATCAGCCTGTGATAGTGAAGTTACTGTTCGACCTAGTTGTTGAGCGTACTTTTTAGCTGCTTCGTCAACTCTTACGAACAATCCAATTTCATCTAGAATCTCAGGCTCTAGTTTAATGGCACCTCTAAATATTCTGTCTAGTGCGTCTGGTAAGTCTCTACCTAATGATATAGCAGCACCTTTTGCTACTGTTGTTAACCCTTCAATCTCTGCAGTGCTTAATCCTGCACTAGAAGCTAGAGACACTTGTCTAAACGCCATATCAAGAGCAATAGCATTTCCTGAGGCTTCTTTTAGTTTATTTGATAAAACTTCAATGTCTTGTCCACCTCTAGTAGAAAGAATTTCCATAGATTCAGTTAATTTATCTACGGCTGCTGCTCTTTGAAGAACGCCAAAAGCAGCAGTAACGGCAAAAACGTTTGCAGCTAATAATGCATACGCACGAACAAGGCCAGTGTTACCACCGCCTCCGTCAATAGTTTGTTGCATTTTAGAAAAGTTTTTAGTTGTGTTAGAAGATATTCCTCCAGCACCTTTAACTCCTCTACCGAATTTGTCAAGCTCTCGACCACCTCGTCTCGCCCCTCTTCCTACGGACTCAACACCTTGGTTAAGGTCTTGCATATCCTTTCTAGCTTGTTTAAACCCTTTGGTAATCGCTTGGACTACTACTTGGGTTATATCTTGTTGACTCGCCATTACTTTCTCTTTATCTTATCGTATTCTGCTTTTAGCTTTCTTTGAGCATTCTCTACTGCTCGTGATTCCATTGATAGTATTATTTCTGTTACAAAATCTTTTTGGTGATTTTCTATATCATATAATTTTAAGAAAAACTCAAAATTAGTGTAGTCTTTGCCTAAATAGCCTATATCTGGCATAATCTTATCTCCCATACTATGAAAGATATTAACAGCATTGACTACAACATTTGGAAAATCTTCCCAATCATCTGGACACTTTTCAAAATCTGGCTCTTGTTTCATTTGTTCGCACATTCTAAGGTATTGATCCTTAGACATGCCAACATCTTGATTATCCAGATACAGGGTCAGACGCTTTAACAACTTTTTTTGGCTTTTCGCTACGAAAATTCTCTAAGTCAAAGACTACCTCGTTGAGCCAATTATCAAACTCTTGTGAGTTATCTACAAGAATGCATGCATTTTCTTCGCTATATTCCATTTGGTCTTCGGGGTCTACTTTAGATAAATCTACTAATAGTAAGTCTTCTAAGTAAGCCATTTTCAAGCCTTTCCAATTTTTTACAGTTGCATTTGTAAATTCTTTTACAAATTTTTCGTCATTTAAAGTTTCTTCAAATGCTCTAGTTTTTCTATTAAATTTATTGTCTGTGCATTTCTTTCTAAGATTCATAAGTTCTTTTCTAGAAAGAAGAGCTAGTTCGACATTAAATCCATCAAGTCCAGGGAAATCTACCCATGTTGTTTTACTATCAACTAGTAAGTTTTTTAGTTCCATAATTTTTATCCTTAATATGTAATTATACTTCCTAAATCAGCAGGACTAGTGACTAACCTATAGTCAAAAGTTTGTGTAAAGATTTCATTAGCTTCTGTTCTTTTCGTAAACATACAATTTGATAAGTTTGCATTAAAAAAAGTACTTCCACTATCTAAAGTCTTAACTGCCACTGAAGTATTAGTGTTAAAAGTTTGGAATGTACTGGAATTATCACTAGTCAAAAACTGAGTGATATTTCCAGATACAACCCTATCATTTATAGTGTAGCTTGTAGGATACATTGCGTTAGACGCATCTGTAACCGACAAACTATTTTGCAAGGTTTCATATGGAGTCCAATTAATATTATTTTGCACGCTCAAAGTAGCGGTGACCAGATTAGTGACATCTGAGCCTCCAACTTCTACATCGAGCAAAGCTCTGACAGGAGTTCTTGTGGCACTTGGCGATTGCAAGTTGCCGGGAATACTAAATGAAGCATTTCCTACTCTTGTTAGTTTTTTGCCTTTTCCATTGACAGTTAGAGTCAAAGGTTCGGATTTGTTCAATGTGAACTCTCCGTCTGTAAGTATGCACCCTTCTACTTTGAATGTGCTTTCAGCAGTTACAAAGTAGATGTCAAAAGATTTTAATTGCTCTCCACCTGAATTACTCTCATAATCGGTTAGGAGATCAAGTACAATACTTTCATCTTTCTCTTTTGTCAAATGTACTGCAAAATTAAAGTCTGCAGGATTTGCTTTAGTTATACTCGTCCCTTGAAACATTTTTGTCTGATCGTGCAAAGTCTTTACTGAGTACGCCTCTTCCGCAAATGTTTGATTGAACGAAAGGTCAGGGGTAACCTTTACATTGTATCGATTACCCCCGAACACTATGTGTACGGCACCATCTCTAAGAAGGTTGTACACCGCCATAATTATACCGCTAAACTATCTTCGTCGTCATAACCACTCTCTGAGTGAATTGTTGAGCCTTTATAGTTAATTACTAGTTCATCTGTTGATGAAATAGTATCACCCTGTCCTGCAAATTCAATTGTAGTTGATATAATATCAGCTGTTTCAATTGTTGGAATCTGCAAGTGTGCTTTTGCTAAATCAAAATGCACAAGTGGAGTAGCGTTTGATGCTCCGCCTAAGTACAAGTCCATGTCGAACTCATTACTAACTAGGTCAGTAGCAGCGTTCATATCTTTCAGTAATTGGTTGGAACCAGTATCTAAATAACAAGTTAAAGAACCTGAAATGTTTCTAGCTCCTGAGAATGAACCAATTGGTTTATCCACAATACCCAATGTTTCTGGTGTTAGATATGTAATGTTATTTGCGATAGTTAAACTACCACCTGTAATGTTGATTGTATAAGATTCTGTGCTACTTGTTGCATCAACTTCAAGAACACCTGAAGCATTCTTTTTGTGAGTTAGTGTCATTGTAGACAATTTGTTTCTTAAGTAATCAGCATCACTAGGCCCAGTGACATCAACATAATTATACTTTTCAGAATAAAGAGCAGATGTATTGGCTGCTTCAGTAAAGCCAGAGATTGTAACCTCTGTTGATTTTGATGGATCTTCTATGTGAGCTGCTGCTGCAATCTGGTCAATACTATTAGCATTTCCAGACCAACTTAATGTTGCAATTCCATCAATTGAGAAGTCTACTTCTACTTGGTTTACCTGGCAGTCGTTTAGCCTAAATGTTGTATTTTCTAGTGCAAAGAAAATGTTAAGTTTTAAAAGTTCGTGAGCATTTGAACTATCGAAATCTATTTTAGTGTTTCCGTTTTCTAAAGTAACGGCAGAGTTAGTAGTTGCTCCACTATTTTCACTATGTAGTTTTCTGTTGTTTAATGCCTGTCCAGCTAATGCTGCCCATAGTATGTTTTCTACCATATCATGTTGGGTGTTACTTCTAAAGCTAGCTGCGCCATGTTTGAAAGGTCTTACATAAGTTTGGAAAGACCATTCTGCTGGAGCTAGAGAATCGTTAAATCTCTCTGAACCCCTTTTTGGTGTTGCACCTGCCTCATTAATAACAACATCAGTTGATTCCGAAGCTTGAGAAAAACTATAACCATCTAGTACACCGATTCTAAAAGTATTTGCATCTTTTTCATTACCTTTAAATAAGCCAGTTCCTGTTCTTGAACCATCAGTTGTTACACCGCCACCAGCAGCTGCTAATGAAGTTGCTGTAACAGTAAATTGAGGTCCACTACTTAATGTTGCACCATTTTTCTTAGTACAAGTAATAACGTCACCAGTAGAATGTCCAGTTCCTCTCATGTTATTTGGTATAGCTAATTTAGTAGCTGGGCCAGTAGCTCCGCCACCTGATATAGCTGTAACAATGAAAGAAGCTCCAGTTCCGTTACCATCGGAAGTTCCGCCTAATAGTACATCTCCTACTGCAAAACCGTTATTAGTTCCGCCAGGTGAAGCTGATAATCCAGTAATGTTTCCGCCCGCGGCTGTTACACCGTTAACAGTACTAACAAATACTTTGGTATTTCTCGATAGATTTAAAGCCATTGCTTTCTCCTATTATTGCTTTGGAAAGGATTCCGCGTCATTTTAATGAGCGTTATCGTTTCCTAATATCGTATTTCGACTAACATTTCTCCGATACCCATAGGGTGAATCACTCCTTCATCAGTTGTAATACTTTGTATTGTAGCTGATGTAGTCTGTAGATTTGGACTAACGCTGTCGTCATACACTAATACATCATTCTCGTCGACAACTCTTTCGATATCTTCGAGTAATAATGATAATTCCTCTTGTGGGTCATCTTCTGTTCTTACATAGACCCTAATTGATACTAATAAAAATCTCCATTTAAATCCTCCAGGTTGATATTCTCTACTCTCGTCTCCTGCGATAACACATATCTTAGGAAACTGATCAATATCATCAAGGTAGGTCATTCTTGTTCCTACATTATCAAAAACATTTGATTTGTAAGGGTGACTTCCATCAATCAATTGTAACTTTTTTGCTAGAGCTTCGGCGACTTTCTTTCTGTACGTTTTATATTGTGCCATGTCTTCTCCTATACTCTAAAAAACTTAAAAGTAAACTTATCCTGCACTGCTCCTGCGGCTAAATCTCTTATACTTTCTTCTATAAGAGGTTTTGGGTTATACCCTGTTGGCCACCTAGTATCTCCTGTATTTTCAAATGTTTCATACGGAGATAGTAAATAGGTATAGTGAGCATGAGTAAACTTTCTTGCTTGTTGTAACCTTAATAACTGCACACTATCTGAAAATCTACCTGTTTGATTTTCTAGTGCAGGTCTGCCCATATTTTGTCTTACTTGGGCTGGCAATCTTCTATTTATGATTGCTCTAGTTTTATTTAATTCTCTTTGTGCGTCTCCAGTATCCTTTCTTCTTCTTTTTCCTGCTAACTGGACTTTTGTTCCTACTAATGCAATTCCTGCTAATATCTGTTGTTTTGTTTTTGGGTCTATATGTTTTGTTAACCTTTTTGGAGCTTCTAATGCAGGTATTTTTAATTGTATTACTTTTTTCTTACTAGTGCTTTTAACCTTTTGTGGTTTTTTGCCTTGAGACATTGCACTAAGTTGTTTTCTCATAGTATTACCTACATGAGGAGACCCTACTATATTTGTTACTCCATTATTTTTTATAGCGTCTAATATTTGCTTTTTTAATGCTTGTTGTCCTTTCTTTAATTTTTTACCTGTAAGGCCTTCAAATCTTGCTCCACCAAACTGTTTTTGTTTTAAGCCTTTAGCTCTATTTTCTACTTTAGATATAACTTGTATTTCTACTTGTTTGCCGTCTTTAGTAAAGTCTAAATCGTTTTGTTTTATATAATCTATATCTATTGTTCCGCCCTTTGCCATTTCTTGAGCTTCTTTTTGTGCCTCATACATATTCATATTATTCTTTTTCCAAAGAGCGTAATATAGTCTTAAATTTTGTAAGAATAATATTTTTTGTTCTAAAGTAGCAATATTGGGTTTAAATCCCATTTGACCCTTTTTAACTGCACTTTCAAAAGGAAAGTCTGGGTCAGTTGCTTTTCCTCCCCTTGCTAGATAGTTTCTAGAGTCTTGGTAAGCTACAATCAATAGAGACACAGCTTGCATTACTGGTTCCATTGTTGTATGGTCTAACTCATAAGGCTCACCTTCAACACTCTCAATAGCATCTCTTAACTGATTCATTGCTGTTCTGCACTCTGATAATGGTATTTCTCCAGAATCAAGTTTAGCTAAGGCATCTGCTTCTTTTTTACTTAGTATATATTGAGGACTATTATTTAATCTATTTAGTAATCCTCTTGTGTCTTCTACTTGAGTTTTTAATACTCCATCAGCATTTCTAAATCTTTCTCTAATAGCTTCGATATATCCTTTGCTACTCTTTAGACTTTTTTTAAATATTTTATCTAACTGTGGGCTACTCTTTATATTTACTTTTGATGTATATTTTTTAGTAACTTTCACTATTTATAAACTTTATAGAAATCTAGTATTCTCTTGATATGGTCAGGAAAATCTATATTATCTCTTTGACTAGTAGATACTTGATTTCTTATTTGAGCTCCTGCAATACTTTGCATCTCTTTTCTTTCATCTTTTAAATAGTATTTAACTAAGTCGAAACAAGCAAGTTTTAAATCAGGAGGTGTTGAAGAGTACCCTGCTCTATAAACAACCTTTACTGCTTTTCTTCCTTTCGGAAATGCTTTGTCTCTGCTATCAGTAGTTCTTCTAATTGTATCTAACTCTGTATCAACTATATACTCATATTTACCGCTACCGTCCGAATTTTCTGAGATTAGAGTAACATATGAGTCTGCTTGAGATTCTCTCTCTTGTACTGAGCTAACACTTACTAGTGGACTTTCGTCAACCATAACCATAGTAGTAGAACTATCAGTAATATCAAAGAACTCTGTTTTGTCTGAACTATAGTAATCAACAAAACTAGTTCCGCAGTAAGTTTTTACTGCTTGGCTTATAGAAGGAATAATAACATTTATTTTTGCGTCTTGAGTTAACCCAGACATACCTGCAAAATCTTTATATTCTTGTAATGTTATTAAATTTGCCATAATCCTCCTAAAATATGGAGGGGACTAAGCCCCTCCAATCCGTATAAGCTATTAGCTAGCTTTGTACATGTATGCCCACTTAGAAGTTGCACCATCGATAAGATCGGTAAATCCGATTCTTTGTGAAGCCACTAGGACTCTTCTTTGGTTTGCTACTTCGTAGTCTGACTCAACTGTAACGCCTCTTAATCTTGGCATTACAAAGTTTCTTGGGTTAACAGCGATTGCTGCGAACTTAGAAGTTGCTGGTGCTGCAAATTCATCACAGAGTAGGACTCTTGAGCCATACACTTGACCAATTTCACCATTGATTTTGGTTGCCAAGTCACCAACTAGGTTAGCATCTTGGAACTCTGCATCTTCTAGTAACTGGAAGTAAACTGTTTGTGAAACAATATAAACTACTTCACTTGGGTTTACACCATATTTACCCATGTTCTTTCTCAACCCGAGTAACTCAGCTGCTGTAACAGTATCACTTGCAAATGCAGTTGAGGACTGTGTAAAGTCTGAGTCGTTTCTTGCTAGGTGTAATAAACCTTCAAAAGCTGCACCTGAAGTACCAAAAGCACCATCAGCATCGTCACCAGCTAGGATAGCATTTTCCATAGCTCTTGCGTGAGATCTTACCATTGACTCTCTAATTAAAGGAAGTATTGGCATAATTGCATCTTCTTCTGTCTCATTACCTAAGTATGATTGAGATATTAATTTTTTGGTTGAAAGAGTTCTTTCAGTCATAACAATACCAGCACCATTTGCAGGATCATATGCGTCACCTCTTGGGTCTAAGTTACCATGAGGGGCTGAACCTGAAGCCTGTGCGTTACCTGTAAACTCAGCGTAACCGGCATCTGGTAGGATTGGTATAATCATGTTTGCAGAAGTCATTGGAATTTCTCTAAATAGAGGTGCTAATACCAATTCATTCTGAATGTCTCTTTCGACATTTGTTGAAACGATTTGCTCAAAGTCTGCTGAGGATACATCAATACCTGAGTGTTGATTTACCTTTTGCATTACTGATTTTGCGTAGTCGTTGTCCCAACCTTTACCAGTCGCTAAACCAGCAAATTTTGCGTCAACAATGTCTTGCTCAAAAGCTTTCTTCCAGTCGCTT